TCTAGCGCTTCACAGTCTGCGGAAACACCGAAACCCGATGCAGAACAGCCAGAAGGTGAAAACGCGCTTAAATCGCTTTATACGGGCGTTTTTAAAGATGATGTGGCTTATAAAAAAGGGCAGTTCGTCACTAAAAATGGCTCGTTATGGCATGTTGAGAATGACCATTTAGGCGAATTTGATCATAAAAACTTTAAGTTGTGCGCGAAGGAGTGGACAGAATGAGCATAGTTACACTTGCAGAAGTCAAAGAACACCTTCGCTATGACGATGATTCAAATGACACGAACTTAGAAATCTATAGAAAAGCGGCTGAATCGGCCGTTTTACGCTATACGGATGTGATTCACCATGTTGAGCCATATCCAGAAGAGTTCCGTTTAGCTGTGCTCGTATTTGTTGGATATTACGACAAACACCGTAACGCCGAAGCAGATGCGCCAGTGAATGGCAATTTTATGCCACAGCCAGTGCAATCTCTTCTATTTACTTATCGAACGCCTACTGCTGTTTGAGGTATTTATGGGTATTCGGGAATATTTATTTGGATGTCAATGTTGGGCATGCAAGAACATTCGTGCAGGTGGTGGGTATCAACCATGCCACAAGGCTAAAAAATCTGGCGAGCTAAGTAAGCCACCAAAAAAACCATGAGGTATTTATGGGACAGAAAGCAAGCGACCTACGTCACCGCATCACCATTCAAAAGCCCATACAAACTCAAGACCCAAAGACAGGTAAATTGATTATCACATGGTCAAATTTCACAACAGTTTGGGCGGAAGTTACCGACTTATCAACACGTGATGTTATTGCTGCCAAAGCAGCCAATAGCTTGATACAAGCCCGTGCAAAAGTGCGATATAGCAGCACAACAAAACAAGTTGATAGCACAATGCGGGTTCTTTTTGAAGGGTACTATTACAAGATTGATGGGAACCCAATGCGAGACCCAGACTCACGCCGTGAGTATTTAACTATCAACCTTGCAACAGGTGATAAAGCATGGAATGGGTAAATTATGACAACTCAAATACATGGCTTGGAGCCTGCATTAAGACGAATGCGGGCAATTGGTAATGACAAGACTGTAAAACGTATTGCCCGTAAAGCGATGCGGCAGGCAATGAACATTGCAAGAGATGCAGCTCGTCAAAAAGTTAAACGTTTAGATGATCCCACCACTCCTGAAAAAATCTGGAAAGAAATTGTGGTTCAAAATGGCCGGAGTAGAAATAAAAACACTTTGGTTATGCGCGTGGGAGTGCGTGGTGGTGCACGTATCCCATATACAAACAATGCTCAAAATAGACGTGCTGGGCGTGTTGGTCAAACTTACCAAGCGGACGGCCGAGTCTTTTACTGGCGATTCCTTGAGTTAGGCACAAGTAAACAACCTGCTACTCCATTTTTACGCCCTGCTTTATACGAAAACATTGAACAAGTTACCGATAAATTTGTTCAGGTGTTTAATTTTGAACTCAGCGTGGTTTTAGGTGCAGCTTAATGATTGATGTTCCAATTTTTAAATTAGCCAGAGCAGATCCAGCGGTTAAGGCTCTACTTGAAAACGATAATATTTTACGTGTCTGGAAGTTTGGATTAGCTCCAGATGAGCCAGAAACACCGTATGTTACTTGGCAAACAATTTCTGGTGATTCAAATAGCAACCTTGATTCACGTCCTGTTTCAGATAATGCAATTATTCAAATTGATGTATATGCAACTGATGAGGAGGTTGTTGAGCAGGTTGCAAAAGCAATTCGCTTCGCAATTGAACTTGATTGTTATGTGGTTCGTTATGGCGAGGCAGATAAGGACCCCGTAACAGGAATGCCCCACTATTCTTTTGATGTTAGCTGGATCGTAAACCGCTAATAAAACTTAAACCATATTTTCACTTAGCACCCATTTCGGGTGCTTTTTTATGCCTAAAATTAAGGAGCGCTCTTAATGGCTAATGTTAAAACTCAAAAAACACAGTTATTTACTGTGTTAAATGGTCAAGTGGTTCGTTTTGTTTGCTCTAAACGGATTGACTTGGGGCAAGATTCATTTCAAAAAATTGATGTAACTTGTCTTGATGCAGAATCAAAACAGTATGTTCGCGGTATGCGTGATCCTGGTGAAGGTGCAGTAGAAATCGATTACGATGATACGAACACCAGTCATGACAAATTAATTGAAATTGCCGAATCCGGAGAGATTTTAGAGTGGCATGTTGGTTCGGGTCATGCTTCCACCGCTCCAACTTATGATGCTACTACCGGTATTGATTTGCCAGAGGATCGTATGTGGTGGTCATTCAAGGGTTATATTAATCCTACTGCACCTAATGCATTTGAAGTCGATTCTGTAGTTGGTTATTCATTCACATTGATTCGTACTTCTGGCGTAACTCCAACTAAACGCACGGTGGCTCCATAATGGCTAAGATCAGCATTACAGACTTAAAGCAGAGTGTAACTACTCTAAACGTTCCAGTTAAAAAAGCCGTCAAGTGGAATGTTGAAGTGACTGAAAGTAATATTGAGTCACTTAAAAAATTGACGAAAAACAATTCATTAGAGCTGGGTGATATTGTTGAGCTTGAAGCTGATATTTTTGTCAAAAAAATGAACTTCAAGGAAAGTCGCGAGGCATCCAAAGCAATTGAATGGGATCTTAATTATGAGAATCTTGAGGATTCAAAGGTTAAGAAAATCGATTCAACTCACATGCAAGCTGCTCAATTACTTGGTTCAATTTGCTCAGATCAAAAGGGAACACCTTTTTTCTCAAGTGTTAATGACATCTATAAAGCAGAGCCTAGTTTAATAAATGCTATGTATGCTGCTGCTGATGAAGTTAATAATTTTTTGGGAAAGTCTCGGAAGAAGAGCTTGCAGACAGAGAACTCCTCATTGAACTCGTCCTCAATGGAATCGGTGGAAGCACTTTAGCAGAAGCCGAATTAAACATTAGTCATAAAGAGTTGATGGAATGGAGAGCCTATCGTCAAAAATATGGCTCTCTTTTCTTTGGTCGCCGGCTAGAGCAAAGCTTTGGAAGCTGGATGGCGCATTACACAGGCTTCAAAGTTAAAGAGGGAACAAAAGTAGACCCTTATATATTTATGCCTCATGAAACGCCTCCAGACGATGACAATTCATTGTCATTAGAGGAGTATTTTGAGAAGTATCATAGTAACTAGCCCTGCCATAAGGTGGGGCATGTGACATTTACATACCGTTTTGTTAAATTGAAGAAAATTGAAAAACGGTGTGATTATGAATAGAGTCTTGATAATTTTTGCCCTATGTTTGGTGGGTGCTGGTTGCGAAAAAGACAATAAAATATCTTCTTCTTTCGCTTCAGAAAGCAGGGAAAAAGTTTCTGAATCCAATTGGAAGGTTGTAGTTAGTAAAGATGAAATGCGTAATAAGGAATTAAAATGGCTTGCTGTTAGGTCGGAGAATAATGCAGATCTAAAATTCCCATATGATGGAGAAAATAGACTTCAACTAGATATATTAGATTCTAAAACAGGCACACCAAGAGTTTTTTTAACAATAGATAAAGGCCAATATGATTGCGGGCGATATGGATGTGATGTTTTTGTGAAATTTGGCGAAAATTCAGTACAGAAAATGGATGTTTCCATTCATGATGTACAAGGTACAGATGGGACTATTCTTGCCTTCTATGGTAATTCTGCTGCTTTTTTAGAAAATATTAAAAAATTTAATTCAATTACTATTGAGGTTCCATTTTATAGAAATGGAACAAGACAATTCAAATTTAACACAACTGGTTTTAGTGAGGCTGAGAGTAAACTTTAAACCAGACCATCTCAATGAACCGCCGTAAGGCGGTTTTTTATTGCCCGGAGAAAAGAAATGGCTACAAATTCACTTGGCAGATTAACACTGGATCTAGTGGTTCAGACGGCTAGTTTTTCAGAGCCACTAAGTAGAGCTGAACGGCAGGCGCGAACATCGAGTCAAGGGATTGCTAATTCTTTAAATATTGCTGCTATTGCTGTAAGTGCATTGAGTGGAGCAGTGGCTGGTCTTTCAGTGGCTCAGCTTGTTAATTTTAGTGATCAAGTTATTCAGACTGGAAATGATATTCAAAAGTTTTCAAAACTTGCGAATGCTTCAGTGCGTGAATTTCAGTATTACGCCAAAGGGGCAGAAACTGCCGGAATTTCATTGGAATCTTTTGCAGATAAAATGAAAGACATGCAGGATCGTATAGGCGATTTTCAGCAAACGGGTGGCGGTCCTTTAGCTGACTTTTTCACAAATATCGCCCCTAAAGTTGGTGTAACGATTCAACAGTTTCAAAAGCTGTCCGGTCCAGAAGCGCTTCAACTATTTTATAACTCATTGGAAAAAGCTGGAGCCTCTACCAATGATATGAAATTCTACATGGAAGCAATCATTTCAGATTCTTCATTGCTTATTCCATTGTTAGAAAATGGTGGAGAAGGTTTTAAAAAATGGGGTGATGCTGCTGAGCGTGCTGGCGCAATTATGTCTGACGACTTAGTTAAAAGCCTAGCTCAAGCAAGAGAAAACCTTCAATTAATGGATTTGCAATGGCAGGGCGTTGAGGCAAGACTTGTAAATAGTGTTGTTCCTGCTATCGAAACAGTGATAGAGAATTGGGGCGACATTAAGGCGGTTACGATTGCTGTTTCTGCTGGTATTGCAACAAGATTTGTACCAGCTTTGGTTGTTGCAACTTATCAACTTGGGCAAACAGCATTGTTTGCAGTGCGTGCCGGTGTGGGTTTAGCAAACTTCGCTAGAACAGCTGGCGCAACAACAAGTGTAATGGCATTATTGGGCGGTCCTGCTGGGATTGGCATGCTTCTTACGCAATTGGCTGTAGCTGGTGGCGCCTATTATTTGATGTCTAAACAGACGCAAGATGCAACTGATGCACTTGAAGATCAAGGCCTTGTTGTTGATGAGCTAAGGGAAAAATATAAAAAATTAACAGCATCGCAACTAGCTCTTAAAAGTATCGAAGCTGGAGAGGAAATTGATAAACAAACTAAACAATTAAAAAGTTTGTTTATCGCTTTGGAACAATTTGAGAACGACTTAAGAGTTCAAGGTGACACTAAACAACTAACTGGTATTCAAAACTATCTTAAGAGTTTGAAAGAAGGTGGAGATGAAGCTAAGAATGCTTTTGCTCAGCTACAAAAGCAAGGCTTGGTTAGTGAGAGTACACTTAAGTTTGTTGCTGAATTAGATACAAAAATTAATGCTGCTAATAACACTATAGATCGTCAAAAAGAGATCCAAAAATTAGTTAAAGATGCCACCAATGATGCAACAAAGGCACAGCAAGACCAAGCAAAAGCTGTCAATGAATCTGCAAGAGCTTGGATGTCTTTAACACAAAAACAGCGAGAATATATTAATCAGGCCAACAAGGATGCTTTGCGTGAGAAGTATATTCAGGAAAATATGCGTGTAGGCGGTTGGACTAGAGAGAAGGCTGAATTTTTTGCTGATGTTCAAGCTAATACCAATGAAGAAAATGCATATAAAATTAAATTGCCAAAAGCGGTTGCTGATGCAGCACTTAATAGCTTTAATCGCAAAAACTATACTTTTGGGAAAGCTGAGTTAGAGGCAATTGCTCGTGCACAAGGTATTGCTAAGGCAAATAATTTTGCTCAGATTGAAAGTTTGTATGGTTTGCCTGCTGGAACATTAGCAGCCTTGATTCTTCAAGAGTCTGGAGCTAATGCTGGAGCAAGAAGCCATACTGGGGCAATAGGTCTTTTCCAAACAACGAGTGTATTTAGAAAACAGTATGGTCTTAATTCAAAAAGTTCGATTGAAGAAGTTGCAACAGCAGCGGCTAAAGACTTGCAAAAAAACTACCAAGACTTTGGTGATCGTGCAAAAGCCTTAATGGCCTACAATGCAGGTGCAGGTGGCTTAAGAACCTATTTGAAAGGTGGTCTATCAGATAGCAAGCGCAAAGAGGTTGCTGGTTACGTACCCGGTTTCCAAAAATGGTTCGCTGGAGTATCTGGGAAATCTACTGTAGATAATTCAATTTTAATGCCTACTCAGGCAGATCAACTTGAATTAATCAACAAAGCTGCCGAGTCTCAACAGGCTATTGATGATACAAGAAAAGAAGTTAACGCGCGGTATTACACTGAAGCTCAACGCCTTGCCAAGGAGCATCAAGATAATATTGATAAGATCACACTTGCGTACGCTGGTACACCACAGTTAAAAGAAAAGCTTGCTCAAGAGAATGCATTATATGCTGCTCAAATTGCAAAACTTGAGTCTGATAAAAAGGAAGAGTACAACCAATACTTTGCTTTTGAAACTGATCGAATCAAGCAGATTGAACAAAACTTTGATCGACAAAAAGAGTTAATCGACTCTAATGCCGAGTATGAGTACGGGAAATCGAAAAAAGCTTTAGAGATTAAAGCTGCTCTTGAGCGTCAAAAACAAGTTGAAATTGCTGCCGTAAAACGCGAAGAAGATGCACAAATTCAGTCGGCGTTTGAGGGTTATCTAAACCAGATCGAAATTGTTGTGAAGCGTTACCAACGTGAACGTGAAGAAATACTTCAAACTTATAGTTTAAGTAAACGTGTTCGCGAAGAGTTGGCAAAATCTAAGGATTATGCAATTTTTGAAACTTTAAACCAAGCCTCTGACAGCGTCTTTCAAGTTGGTCAGAACTCTGCTCAATCCCTATTTAATAGACTTAATCCTGAAGAGTTTTCAAAGTTTAATTTGCAAAATCAATATTCTTCGGATTTCGGAGGACTCCAAACATCCTATAACGATGAAGTTGCTGGAATAAGTGCAATATCAGATGAGAATCTTCGCAATTCTATGCTTTTAGATGCACATGAGCAGTATTTGCAAGCGAAAGCTGCACTTGATGCAGATTACGCACAAAAAGAGCGTGATTTGGATCAACAGAATTTTGAAACCAAAATGCAAGTCTATTCGCAAATTGCTGGAATGACTGGGCAGGTCTTTTCAGACATGACCGCACTATTAGAGCAAAGTGTTGGGAAGTCAAATGCACTTTACAAAACTATGTTCTTTGCCTCTAAGGCTGCTTCAATAGCTCAAGCAATTGTTAATACGGAGGAAGGTGCTACTAAGGCACTGGCGCAAGGTGGTGCTTATGGGAGTGTTTTGGCTGGAGTTGTTAGGGCAACAGGTTACGCTTCAGTTGGCATCATGGCAGCCCAAACAATCCAAGGTATGGCCCACAACGGTATAGATAATATCCCGCGTGAAGGCACATGGCTTTTAGATGGTGGTGAACGTGTATTAAACCCTCAACAGAACAAAGATTTGACGAATTATTTAAATAATCGTCAAAACGGGGCTAGTGAGGGCAATGTACAAATTAGTCAGCAAATTACGTTTGCTGATGGATCTGCAAGCGTCAATACACAAGGTCAAAAGCAAATTGCTGAATCTCTGAATAATGCAATGGACGCATGGGCTAGACGTGAAAGTCGTCAAGGTGGTGTCTTGTTTAATCTAGTGAGACGCTAATACCTAAATTTAACCACTTAAACCCAAATAAACCCACTTTACTGAGTGGGTTTATTGCTTTTCAGGAAGTGAGAATATGAAAAGATATTTTATAGCATTCCTCTTTGCTTTTTTGATAACTGCAGTTTTTTACATAAGTTTAAGTTTGATTAAGTCTAATCATATTGCATATGCAACAGGTTTTGTATTTGGTTTGGCGCTCACACTCATTTTTCAAAAGGAATCTAAGAGTTCTAAAGCTGCAGAGCTACTAAACAAACATGTAAAAGAATGGGCAGTTCGTGAAAGTAGGTGGGCAGGTTTATTGGCTCCAGATCAAGATACGAAGGATCTAGAAAGTTGCAAAAAACGTTTTAAAGATAGTCCGGTTAGTATGAAAGTTGAGTGGTCAAAAAAAGATGAGTAATCGTAAATTCACTTGGTGCCAAGACTTAGAAGGTAATTCAGGTTCGCAGAGCTTTAATACGTTATCAAGCAAATTTGGCGATGGTTATGAACAAAACATTGCTGTAGGTATCAATAACCGAGCTGGCGAATGGACTTATCAAAGAACGGCTTATAAAGCCGAAATTATGCAAATCAAAGCATTCTTCGATCAACATAAGGGTGCTGACTCGTTCCTTTGGGATTCACCTTTAGACGGTGAGGTCCGAGTTAAAACAGGTGAATATCAACCACGCTGTTTGGGCGGTGATGTTTGGCAAATCTCTACGACATTCACCCAAGTTTTTTACCCTTAATTTAAACCCCTTTAAAGCCCCTTTTTAGGGGCTTTTTTATGCGAGTAAGAAAATGACTAAGCAAGTTATTAATGTTGGTTCAGCTGCAAATGACGGATCAGGAACACCAGCTCGAACGGGGGG